CCTCCATCGTCGCCGTCATCGCCGGACCCGAGAGCTTCCGGACCGCCAGCACGATCTCGCGGTGCGCGTTGGCGATGCGGAACTTCACCGGCGCGGGCACGCCGTCGGTCTCCTCGGGCATGTCGATCTCGAACGGGCACCGCTGGAAGGTCGCCCCCCGCGAGACCAGGTCCCGCCCGTCGTTCACCACCCGGATCGGCGCCGGCAGCGAGGGATGGTTCAGCGTCAGCAGGGTGAGCAGCGCCTCGCCCGTCTGCTGCGCGTAGATCGCCCGCCGCGTGGCGGCGCTCAGCGAACGCGGCACGGGCTACTCCTCCCAGTCGCCCGACACGCTGCACGGCACGGCCGCCGGCACCGTCACGCGGATCGCCAGCGTCTCGCCGGGGTCGAGCGTGATCTTCCCGCGCGGGTACCGCCAGTTCCCCTGCGTGTGCCACTTCTCGCTGTACACGGTGGCGCCGCCGGTGGGCTCGGCCGAGAAGTTCTCCTTGGTCGTGCCCTGCACCGCGCCCGTCACGCCCGACACGCGCGTCGGCGTCAGCGAGGAGCCCGTGCCGCCGGTCGCGCCCTTCACGACGTCGATCGTCGCCTTGGCCGCCGTCGTGCTCGTCCCGTCGAAGCCCACCGCGGGCGGATCGACCTCGAGCCCGAAGTTGGCCGGCGCCGTCGCCTGCCACAGCGTCTTGGCGACGCCGGAACTCGGGGTGATCTGCGCCGTGACGCTGCTGACCTTGCGACCTGCCATGACCGTGCCTCCATGCAACGCCTCACGGCGTGCTGATCTGTCCGTCCCCGCTGCCCTGCGCCGAGCCGTGCCCCGCCACCGGGGCCTGCATCCCGCCCTCCCCGCCGCCGCCGTCGACCGCGCCCCCCGCCCCGCCGGAGTCCGAGCCGTCATCGCCGTAGTTCTCGGCCTCCGCGCCGACCTGCCACAGGAGCCCATCGGGCGCCGCGATCGGGTCTTCGAAGACGCCCGCCCCGCCCCAGTCCCAGTCGATCGGCGCATCGGCCTGGGGCGGCTCCCACCCCGGCATCGGCGGCTGGAACCACGCCCCGCCGGTCGCGTGGTCGACGCCCCCGCCCCCGACCACGATCGCGTCGGCCGAGGGGAGGAGCTCGAGGCGGAAGCGGACGCTCCAGTACTCGCTCCCGGTGCGCGGCGCCTTGGGGCTCCACGACGGCGTGTCGGCGAACCGCATCTCCGCCGCGGCCGCCCCCGTCTGCGGGTTCTTGAAGTCGAACGTGAGCGCCCCGCCCAGGACCGTGTCGCGCCAAAACGTCTCGAACGTGGCCAGCTGCGTCGCGGTCATCGCCATCTCGATCGCGAACACCGTCACGCCCACGGTGGCGCGGCGCCGCACCTTCGCGGGGCCCACGTCCATCGAGGACCGCACCAGGAGGTCCGGCGGCGAAACCTCCAGCGCCCGCGTGATCGGCGCCTGGGGGAGCGAGATGGGCCACACCGCGTCGGACAAGGCAGTCTCCGGGGAGTCCGCGGCGATACTACCCGCGCCTCGCCCGCCGGCGAGCCCGGGGGTGCGCAAGTCGAGCCACGCAGCGGCGTTCCCATTGCCTCCACTTTCTTGCGTGGAGTTATTAGAACCGAACCGATAGCACAGGCTTGGCGGACCCACATTCGGGGAGGTGAATCAACCACCAAAGCACCAATCGGAAAGAGGCGGAGGCTCGTTTGGAGACGAGCACCCGCCTCTTCGTGACTCTCCGCGTCGGTGACTGACCGACGCGGCCGGGTCGCGCCCGGACGAGTCTCACGGTGGTGAACCAACCACCCTGAGTATCGGCTGGGAGGTCATCCCTCGCCCACTTTCAGGAGACACGTCATGGTTCGTGTGAGAGCTATCACCGCGCGCCGATGGCGGTACCCGGGGCCCTGGTGCCACAGGACCCGATACCGCCGCGGTGTGCGCTGACCAGAGCACGCGGGCCCGCCGAAGGGCGGGCACGCGTTTTACCTCTTCACGCCCCGGCGGTTGGCCCCGTAGTTCTGGTTCATCGCCCCGTCGAACGAGCCGTCGCCCAGCCCGCGGTTCACGGCCCGCTTCACCATCACCTCGATGACCCGCTCGCCGTTGACCCCCGAACTCTGCTGCACGCCCACGTCAGCGCCGGCCTGGTTGTACACGTTGACGACGACGCGCCCCGTCGCGTTGACGCCGAGCTTGCCGCCGATGCGTTCCAGGGGAACCGCCGCCTCCCATCCCGCCTCGCCCACCACGTTGCCGCGGCCGTCGGCCGTCTGGAAATACGACGGCCCGGTGAACACCCCGCCGGCCCCGAACCGGCGCATGCCGCTCTGGTCGAACACGTTCCCCATCGCGCTCAGGCTCGTGCCCCGCGCGCCCAGCGCCGTGGCGTTGTTGTACCCTTGGCTCACCGACGGACCGCCCAGGATCGAGCCCACCCCGGCCCCGATCGACCGCGCCAGGGGCTCGAAGACCAGCGTCTTGCTCACCATCGACAGAAGCGTCGCCGTCCAGCTGTCGAGGATCTCGCGGAACGAGGCCTTCCCCTTGAGCACAAGCCCCGCGAACCACTCCCCCGCGCCGTCGGCAAAGCCGCGCACCGCCAACTCCGCTCGGGCCCAGAGTTGCCCGTTGGCGGCCTCCAGAGCCACCAGCTGGTCCCGGATCCGCTGCGCCTTGGTCGCGAATGTGCGATCGTCGATGATCGACGGCCACGCCGCGCGGAGTTCTCGCAGCCGCGCCATGTCCTCGGCGAACTGCCGCTCCGGGTAGGCCTCCAGTCGCACCTTCATCGCCTCGGCTTGCAGACGCTGCGAGTACGCGACGACGTGCTTGAGCTGCTCGCCGGCGAGCCGGATGTCCTCCGCGGAGAGGATCGACGGGCTCGCCGCCGCGATCTCGTTGGCCCGCCCGGCGATGCGGTCGAAGGCGTCGGTGATCGGACGGAACGCCTCGCTGCTGATCTCGCCGAGGCGCGAGAGGTTCGCCAGCATCTCCTCGAGCACCGTGTTGGGGCCCGGCGCCCCGCCCTCGCGCCCGGCGAAATCCTGCCGGATCCCGGACAGCTGCGCGCCCAGCGCCGCGTCGATGGCGCTCTGGCGGGCCGAGTGCTCGGCCGCCAGGCGGGCGTTGAGCGACCCGTAGCTCTCGCTCGGCTCGGTCTGGTTCACCGCCAGCGCGCTGAAGGCCGACGCGGCCGCGTAGTTCCCGGTGCTCGACAGCGCGAACGAGATGGCGTTGGTCAGCTTGCCGTTGCCCGTGACCTCCGCGACCAGCTTCCTCCAGGTCAGGAGGATGTTCTCGATCGCCACGCTCCATCCGTGCCGGACCAGTTCGGCGGCGCTCTGGTTGTACGCGATCAGCTTGGCCAGGCCGCTCTGCACGAACTCGAACGAGTTGTAGATCCGGTTGCCCAGATCAAACGCCGCCGCGACCGCGCCCGCGGCCAGCGCCAGTTTGCCCAGCGCGGGAGCGAGGAACACCAGCAGCCTGAGCAGCTTACTCCCCGCGCCGTACAGCACGCTCACGGCCTCGCCGGCGAACTTGGCGGCGCTCGTGAGTGCCGACAGCCCCAAGAGGGTGGGCCCGATGGCCGCGGCGACGCCGGCGATGGAGATGGCCAGCCGCTGCGTCTCCGGGTCCAGGCGTTCGAAGGACTCGGTCAGCGCGTTGACGACGCCGATGCCGCGGTTGATGGTGGGGCGGGCCTGGTCGAGGAGGTCGGCGATCACGTTGCCCAGCGGGCGCAGCGCCTGCGTGGCCCGCCGGCCGAACGTCTCCATCTCGTTGGACAGTTTCTTGGTCGGGTCCGCGGCGCGGTACGCCGCGATGCCCAGCGCCACGATCGGCGCCGTCACCTTCGCGGTCAGCTTGGCGCCGAACTTGCTGAACGCCTTGTCCGCGTCGTCCACCGCCTCGGCGGCCGAGCGGCCCCACCGGCGCAGCCGCTTCTCGGCGTTGTCCATGCTCCGCAGGAACTCGGCGGTGTTGGCCACCAGGTCGATGCGGATGGATCCGATGCCGGGCACGGGTCACTCCTTGGGCAGGTCGGGCATCTTCACGCCGAACATCGCGCACGCCTTGCGGAGGAGGTCCTCCTCGCTGGGCTCGGGGAACAGCGACCAGAGCGACGGGAAGAAATCCGCCGCGGACCACGGGAACGGCCTGGTCTTGGGGTCGCGGTTGCAGTTGGCGATCGTCTGGCAGACCATGCCCGCGCGGAGGTCCTCGCGGCGCTGACGCGCGGACCATTCCTCCATGAGCTGGAACAGCTCGAACGGACCGAGCCGGCCGAACTCCTCGGCGCCCATGTTCAGCTCGACCCGGGCCCAGGCTCGGAACCACCGGACGCCCCGCCGCTTTCCGCCCCCGGGGCCGGGGCCCGCGGAGGGGGATCGGCCGTCTCCTCCCCGCCGCCGTTGAGGAGCGCCAGCGCCCCGCCCATGGCGCCGAAGAGTTTGAAGAACACCGACCACATGTGCTGCATCGGGACCGTGGCCGCCAACTCGGTCTTGGGCACGTCGAGGCAGGCGACGATGAAGGGCGCCATCAGACTCCACCGCGCCTTGCGGGCCATCTCCTGCCCCTGCGCGGGGGTGAGCGGCGCGCCGGGCGTGATGCTCTGGGGGACGACCCCGGCGAGCTGGCCGAACAGGTCGGTCGCACTCTTGTCGAACGCCAGCTCGATCGCCTCCAGGCGGTGGATGTCGAACACGACGGTGCGCGCCGGCGACAACTCGTCGAGCACCGCCTCGGGGACCTTGTCGTTGGGCATGGCGCATCCTCAGCCGGCCGCGGCCGCCGGTCCACCGGTCAGGTGTTTAGTTCGAGGAAGGCCTCGCCGGTGGGCGTGATCGTGACGTCGCTGGTCATGATCCCGCGGATGGGCATCGCCGCGCCGACGTCGGCGACAAACCCGCTGAAGGCGAACCTCCAGTTCATTTTGGGGAAGACCAGCCGGTAGTCGCGCTTCGTGCCGGCCTTCGAGTCGGCGCGCAGCTTGAGCTGCGAGGCGTCGCCATCGAGGAGGTTGCACTGGAACGTGAGGTCGCCGACCTCCTTGAGCCCGACCGGGATCTTCTCGGCGAACCCGTTCGGGGAGTCCTGGTTGGTCGCGTCCTCGAGGATCTGCTTGAAGTTCAGCCCGGTGAAGTCCTTGCACTCGGCGACAATCGCGAGGAAGGCGCCCGACCCGTCGTCGACGTGCAAACGGCAGCCGAAGCCGCCACTGGCCCTGGTGGATGACACGGGTCACCTCCGGGCGCGCCGCGAGGGATCAGGGCGGGACTTCCGCGAACTCGATCAGCACGTCCAGCGAGCGGACGTGCTCCTCGAGCTCATCGTCGTAATCGTCCCGACCGAAATCCTCGACGAACGCGCCATCCACCTCCGGGCCGCCAGTTCCGCCCATTGTCCCCCGGAAACCATCCAGGGCAACCTTCACCGCCGCTTCGAGTCGCACCAGTTGATCGTGGTTCTTCCCGACCAGGTCCAGCTGGAAGCGTGCCTCCTGGTACTCGGTGGGCCCGTCGTGGGTGTGCTCGTGCCGCCCGCTGACGCGGTGGTACACGATCGCCGGCCGCGCCACGCCCTGGGCCAGGACCTTGGGGAAGACCCTGTCCGCGGCGTCGGTGCCGAGCGTCTTGAGAAACCCCGTCAACGCCTGCTCCATGTTCACGCCGCACGCCCCTTTTTCTTGGCCAGCCGTCGCAGCTCGCGGTCGAGCTCGCGCGCCGTGAACTCCGTGAACACGCGCACGGCCTCCTCGCGCTTGGTGTCGTAGGCGGGCCGGATGTACGGCTTGGGCACGGCGCCGGGGTGAAGAGCTCCGCGCCGGTGGCCGCGGCCCACGATGACGTTCCGTCCTTTGCGCCGGAGGGACACCTCGCGGTCGTCGCCCTTGCCGATGTGGTGCGGCCGCGTGCCGAACTCGACAAGATGCGCGTAGTTCAGGGGGTAAATGTCGCCCTTGACATAGCGGACCTTCTTCCCGCCCTTGGTCTTGGGGCGCTTCACCGCGGTGGCCACGCCATTGACGGGGCGGAAGGCGATGCGCGCGATCGCAACCTCAGCGCGGTGCCCGGCGGCGCGGCCGTTGGGGCCCCTCACGATGCCCGTGGTCTTGCCGTAGATCGCCTGCCCCAGTGCGCCGGTGCGGACCGAGCGATTGTTGATCACCCGCCGGCGGGCGTCGGTCGCGACCAGGTTCGCCGCGGCGGCCAGGCCCCGCTTCACGATGGAGATGGCCAGCGTGTCGGGGAGCGCGCGGAGTTTCTCGCGGATCTCGCGAGTGTCGATCTCGATGACCTGGGCGGCCCTGGGCATGGTCGCTCCCTCACGGCCCCGTGACCGGCTGGTGCGCGCGGCAGGAGAGGAGCAGGCTCTCGCGGCGTTTGCCCTCGCCGATCGAGAGGACCTCGAACACATCGCCGTCGAACATCACCCGCGTTGTCGCGGCCGAGAGGCCCGGCCGGTATCTGATCTCGAAGGTGACCTCGTGCGCGGCGGTCCGCTGATCGGTCTGCTGTCGCTCGGTGCCGCTGACCCACTCAACGCGGGCCCACGCCGGGCCGATCTCAGCCCAGGTTTCCAGCGGCTGCCCGGTGGGCCCCGGGGACGCCGTCCGGCGCTGTAGCACGACGCGTCGATCGAGTTTCCCCGCCTGGAGCGCCACGCCCTATCTCCATCAATACATCGCGACCAGGTCCGTCGCGGAAGTCCCGATGGCGAAGACGATCTTGGCCCGCACGGGCAGGATCGTTCCCGCAGGCACGCCCACGAACGTGGCCGTCGTGCCGCCCCTGGTCGTGACCTTCACGTCGCCTGCCCCGCCGACGTAGATCCCCCGGGCCATGTGCGTGATTTCGTTGGTGTCGTGCGGCGTGATCGCCGCGATGTTCTCGGCGGGCGATTCGAGCCCGGCGCTGCTGCCGGAATGATTGTCGATCGCTGGCATGCGTCGCTCCCCTCGTCAGAAAACACGCCCCCGCGAACCTGAGTCTGGCGGACCCGGAGGTTGACCTCGGGGGCGTGCCGCCGGCGCACACGCGCCGGCGAATGCGTGTCACCCGAACCTGAACAGCCGAAGATCGCCCGCGTCGAGCAGGCTCCGGGCCAGGCCGGGAAGTTCGGTCGCGATGGTGCCGGTGATCACGCCCTCGCGGTTGGCGTACCACGAGCCGATCGACTGCAGCATCGCCTGCTTGGCGATCTCCGGCACCGCGCCGCCGGCGTACCCGCAGGTGAACGCCACGCGCACCGCGTTGGGCTTCACCCGCGTGGCCGGCCACGCCTCGCCGAACGCCGGCAGCAGCCGCGCGGGCTCGGACACCAGGTCCTCGTCGTACAGCGACGGCGCCAGCGTCTGGTCGGCGCCGTCGGCGTCGGCGTACTCGACCGCCGAGACCACGGTGACCGGGCAGCGCTTCAGCAGGATCTCGCCGCCCCTGGCCGCCATGTCGGGGAAGGCGTCGAGGTGGAGCTTCCACGCCTGCGCCACCCACGCCCGCCGGCAGTACTCCTCGCTGAGCTGCCGCGCCGCGATGATGAGCCTGGTGATGAGCGCGTCATCGTCGGCCACGTCCACGCGCAGGTGCGCGCGAGTTTCCTCGAGCGTGAGCGGCTCGGTGGCCGGGCCGGAGATGAGCTGCAGGACGCCCACCGTCAGGCCTTGCCCTTGCCGGTGTCGGCCGCCTTGTCCTTGTCGGCGCCCTTGCTCTTGTCCTCGCCCTTGTCCTTGCCCTTGCCGGTGTCGGCCGCCTTGACGGGCGGTTCCTCGAGCACGGCGTAGCGCCCGTCGATGAGCGCACGCGCTTCCTTCTCCGGGAGGTCGTACACCTTGCCGATTTCGAGCGTGCCGGCGGGGCCTGCCGAGAGTGTGCGCATGCGGACGTTCATGTCGGTCTCCTGCGCGCAAGCCCGGGCCCTGGGGTCCGCGCTCCGCAAGCCCGCGGGCCCGCCCTTCGGCGGGCCCGGGGTGAAGGTCGAGAACTCAGGCGGTGCCCTCGGCGGGGCTGACCAGCTGCTTGCTGGCGGCGATCACGCTGGCGGTGGGCTGCGTGACCGGCACGTTCTTGACGCCGGTGACGACCGCCCAGATGCCGTTGAGCACGGCGTTCTGCGTGGCCCGTGAGACGAAGGGCTTCACGTACCGCTCCTGCGGCTTGACGACCTCGAGGATGACCAGGTGGTCGTCGTCGGAGTCCGCCACCGTGACCTTCGAGCCTGCGAGGTCGGCGTACGCGTCGGCGGAACCGTCGTCGCTGGACTGCTGCGCCTTCACACTGGTGACGGCGTTCGCGGTGATGGCGCCGAAGTCGAAGATGAACGTCACGGATTCGCCCGGCGCGACGTCGACGCCGGCGGCGTCGGTGATGTCCGTGGCGCCGGCGGCGACCGCGCCCTTGCAGCGGAAGACCTTGGCGTTCTGGAAGAGTCCGTTCACGGGGAGTCTCCTGGTGGAGGTGGATGGGATGGGTGAGAGGCAGGGGGCGGGGGAAAGCCGCTGAAACGTCGTGAATGGCGAGCGGCGGCCGCGGGGAGATCGCTCCGCGGCCGCCGCCGCTCCGGGGCTCAGTTGGTCTTGAGGCGGGCGAACGCTTCCTCGAGGACCGGCGCGCCGTCGACCTTGCGCCGCGCGAGGAACGCCACCTGGTTGGTCTCGGCGTACTTCTCGACCAGCCGCTGCAGGTTGAAGCCCAGGCCGTCGACGATCCAGTAGAAGCGGAAGTCGCCCAGGATCCCGACGTACTTGGCGCTGGTGAAGGTGTTGGGCACCCACTCAGACTCGGTGAACGGCAGGCCCAGCAGGCGGTCGGGCTCATTCTCGCGGAGGCTCGCCAGCCAGAGGTACTGGTTGGTCGAGTCCTTGAGCTTCACGATCTTGCTGATCGCGTCCCGGTGGAAGAGCCACTGGGCCATCTTGCGGTACCGCGGCTTGAGCGCGTACTTGGCGCTGATCAGGCCGTCGGGGGTGAGGTCGGTCGCGCTGCCGGTGGCCACGTCGCGCGCCGTCGAGATCCCGTCGGTCGAGGCGGTGAAGATGCCCAGGGGCTGCTGCGCCCCGTGGCCGGTCATGAACGCCTGCTCCTCGATCTCGCCGGCCTCGCGGGCCAGTTCCTCGGTCACGAGCGACTCGGGGTTCATCACCGCCATGCGGAGGAGGTCGTTGGAGACCAGGATCTCGCCGCTCATGTAGTGCGGCGTCAACGCCCGCTTGCCGAACTTCAGCGACGTGTCGGCGGTGGGGGCGCCCAGCTCCGAGCCCCACACGAAACTCGACAGCTTCGCGGCACGCTTGGCCACGCCCAGACTCGCCGAGTCGGGCACGGCGAACTTGCGGGCGATCGACCGCATGAAGACCTCGTCGTCGAGGTTCTTGAGCATCTCGCCCAGGAACGTCTCGGGCATGACGAGGTACCCGCCGGCGGTGTCGAGGTCCGACTGCAGCGCGCGGCTCTCGCCGCGGAGCCAGGACCGCGCCCCCTCGACGTACTTGGGCTGGCAGCGCCGGAACTCGGGCGTGCCCTTCTCGAAGGCGACCTTGCGCCCGCGGATCTCGACGATCGCCGCGCGGTCGCGCGCCTCGTGCTCGCGCCCGACCTCGGGGTTGGGCGAGGGCGGCTCGGTGACGCGGCCGCGGGTTTCGCTCATCTCGCGGTCGGCCTCCGCCAGTTCGGCGGTCCGGGCCTCGGTGCTGACCTTCTTGAGCTCGGCGTCGAGCTCCTTGCCGAGCCGGCGGAACTCGTCGATGGCCTTGCCGTAGGAGCCGTTCTCCTCGGCGCTCATCTCGCGCTTTTCCTTCTCGGCCTTCTCGTGAACCGCACGCGCGTCGGCCAGCGCCTTGGCACGCGCCTCGCGCATCTCCTGCAGCTTCGGCATGACCAGGTCTCCGTGGTTGGGCCGGGGGACCTGGTCAAAAACGGAGCAGGACCGCCGGCAGAGCTTGTCGCATCTGCGAGCGGTCCTGAAAGCCAAAGGCTTGTCGAACCCGCTGTCACGCGGAGGGGGGAGGGCCCAAAGAGCCCGCACGCCGCCGCGCCGTGGATCGGATGTCGGAACGGCCCGAGCGTAGACGGGGCCGCGCCCCGGTCAAGCCTCCGGGGATCGAGGCCTCAGGCGCCCAGGTCGTGCTCGGCCTCCGCGAGTTCCAGCTCGCGGGCCCGCCGCGACAGTTCGGGGTTCAGACGCGCGGCCATCGACCTCGCCTCGGCGAGCACCTCGCGCACGCCCACGTCGGTGCCCGTGTACACGGGGAAGGTCACCGGCGAGACGTCGTAGATCTCGATCTTGAGGAGTTCGCGGAGGGGCGGCTTGTCGCCGTCGTAGTACGTCCAGCGGTCCTCCATCGTCCGGAACCCGAAACTGCACTGGTCGACGTCCCCGCGGCCGATCGACGCGGCCAGGTCCAGCGCGCAGCGGGTCTCGGGGAGGTCGCACTCGTAGCGGAGCCCCCTGGCCTCGTCGAAGAGCCGGAGCGTCTTGGACTTGGTGCGCCCGAGGATCAGGTTGGCGTCGTGGTTGAAGAGGCACCGCACGTCGGCGGTGCGCAGCGACTCGGTGACCGCGCCCGGGCGGATCACCTCGTGGAAGTACCCGAGTTCCTCGCTGACCTGGTCGTAGACCAGGGCGTGGCCCGCGATGACCCCGGGCTTGCCGGCGTCGCCGGCGAGCCGGATCTCGGCGCGGCGGAAGCGCCGCTCGTCCTTGGGGGCCTCGTGCTTCAGGGTCAGGGTCGTGCTCATGGGTCACTCCGTGGCAAAGAAATGCTGGACGGCGGCGGCGATGTGGCGGGTCGCCTGGTCGTCGGCGCGGCCCGACTCCCATTCGCGCAGCGTGGATTCGAGCCCGGGCCCGCCGGCGGCGCGGCGGCTCTCTTCCAGGTGCGACTCGGCGCAGCTCTCGACCAGCGCCCGGGCGCTCCCCGCCGTCACCCGCCCGCCGGCCAGGCCCGCCACCTCGACGATCGCCTCGGCGACGGGGAAGAGCTGGGCCCGCAGTTCGTCGGCGTGCGCGGCGTAGAACTCATCCCGCCAGGCGGCGAAGTTGGGTTTGGCGGCGGCGCGGCGCACCTTGTCGGCTTCGACGCGGAGGATGCGCTGGTAGACGCCGGCGAGAAGGTCGCGGTGGGCGCCGGCGAGCAGCTCCGCGGCCCGCTTGCTCTTGCTCCCGTCGTCGTTCTTCACCTTCGTGGTCGCCGCGGGGTCCGCGTCCGGGTCGGCGGCGGGGTCCGCCGCGGTGCTCGGCGCCGCGGGCTCCTTGCCCAGCTGGTCCACCGGCGCCATGTTCACCTGCACCGTGTACACCTTGCCCGCCCCGCCGGGGATCGGGTTTTGGTTCTCACGCTCGCGGATCTCGTCCCCGTTGACCCACCCGTTGGTCTTGGCGATCGCGTACGCCTCGTACCTGGTCTTGATGTCCGCGCGCACCTTGGCGTCGATCAGGCGCTCGGCGAAGTAGCGCGTCCGCTCCGCGGGCATGAAGAGTTTGCGGAGGACCTCCTTCTCCTGCCGGCGGATCCACCCGTAGAGCGTGTCGCCGACGTAGGCGAGGTCCTGCTGCTCGATGTTGCTGAAGGTGGCCCGCGAGAGATCCATCGCCTTGTGCGGCGGGAAACGGAACCACCTGCACATCTCGGGCACGTTGAACTGCTTGGTCAGGAGCAGCTGCGCCTCGTCGGGCGGGAACGTCGTCTTCACGACGTCCATGCCCTCCTCGAGGATCATCGGCTTGTGCGACTTGTCGACGCCCTGGTGGATCGCCTCGAAACTCTCCCGCAGGTTCTTGAGGGCCTTGTCGCCCAGCTTCAAGGGGTGCTTGATGGCGACGCCCGCGTGGGCCCCGTTGCCGAAGAACCGCGCGCCGAACTCGTCGGCCGCCATCGCGGCCCCGAGGCTCTCGCGCGCGAAGCGGATCACGTTGATCCCCCACAGCCCGCTGCCCATCCCCTTGAGGTGGAGCACGTCCTCCGCCGGGAGGTCCTTGGACTTCCCCGAGGCGCCCTCGTAGGTGTACACGATCCGCCCGTTCACCCGCTCGACGCTGGTGCGCCACGGCTCCATCGGCCAGAGGCGGTAGGGCTTGCCGTTGCCGCGGCGTTCGATCTCCGCCAGGCCGTTGCCCCAGAGGAGGGTCCACCACTGCAGGGTGTCCCAGAACGAGAGCGCGTCCATCTCGGGGTTGGGCTCGACCTCGATCAGGGACCACGCGGGGTGGGACGTGTCCTTCTCGCGGGCGCTCCCCTCAAGCCGCCGGTACACGTGGAAGGGGAGGCCGGCGATGTCGATCGAGATCGAGGAGACGCAGCACCACACGGTGCTGAGGTTCAGGGCCTGCCACTCGCTGATCTTGACGCCCGACTTGGTGGGCCCGCCGCCGAAGAGGTCAAACCACCACCCCGGCGCCGACCCTGACGGGTGGAACTCCGCCGCGCGCCGCTCGAAGATCGACGAGAGGATGCCCATGAGTCAACCCCGCCGCGGCATCGCCGCCCACGCCCGCGCGCCCCACACGCAGAACACCAGGAGCACGCCGCCCACCGCGATCAGGCACGCCGGCGGGTACACCCACCAGAGCCCGGCGCCGACGGCGCCGAGCCCGGACAGCGCGCCGGCGTCCCACAGGTACGAACGCGTCCTCTTCTCGTGATCGCTCACAGTGTCCGGATCCCTCGGGTTTCGTAGACCGACCGCTCGTTCGCGCCGACAGTAGCGCGACCCAGCGCCATCACCAACGCCACGATGCCGTCGATGCGCTTGCGGCTCTTCTCCTTGTCGGGCTTGATGTTCCCCGCCGGGTCGCGCCGGACCACGACGTTGGAGGCCTGCCAGGTGAGCACGGGGTTCTCGGGGTGGGCGATCAGCCCCCCGAGCGTCCGCCGCTCCAGCTCGCACGCCGGCGTGTTCATGCTCGCGTAGCCCTGCCCGAACTCGACCATCGTCACGCCGTCCTCGTCCTGCAGGTCCTGCACCAGCTCCGTCGCCGACCAGCGGTCGTACGCGATCTCGCGGAGGTTGAGCCAGCGGTGCAGCACCTTGATGTCGGCGCGGATGGCGCGGTAGTCGACGATGTTGCCCGGCGTCGCGCGGATGTACCCCTGGTCGACCCACAAGCGGTACGACACCATGTCCGCCCGCGAGCGCTCGTCGATGTGATCCTCGGGGTGCCAGAAGAAGGGGAGCGCGTCGAAGAGTCCGTCCTCGCGGTCGAAGACCAGGACCAGCGCCGAGAGGTCCTTGGTCTTCGAGAGATCGAGCCCGCCCCAGCAGGAACGGCCGCGGTAGCGGAGCAGCGAGGCCGGGCACCGCGGGCACCGCCGCCACGCCGCCAGGTCGAGCCACGCGCGGGCCGCCTGCGTCCAGATGTTCAGGTAGAGCCGCTTGAACGACGGCACCAGGCTCGGCTGGTTGGTCGCCTTGACCAGTTCGCCCTTCAGGAAATCGAGCTTGGGCGAGATCCCGAGGTTGGGGTTGGCCTTGCGCCAGGTGGCCTCCGAGCGCCAGTCGTCGTCGGCCTCTGCGGCGAAGATCGTGACCATGCACTCGGCGTCCTCGAGGATGCCGTCGCGGAGTTTCACGGCCAGCTCCCACAGCTCGTACCCGAAGCTCCCGACGTCGGCGCCGGCGGTGGAAATCACCACCTCGAGCGGCTGCCGGCGGGCGCCCGTGCCCGAGGCCAGGAAGTCGTACAGGTCGCGGCTCTTGAACTCGTGGACTTCGTCGATGACCAGGCCGTGCACGTTGAAGCCGTGCTTGGTGCCGGGCTTGGCGCTCAGGACCTCGTAGCGCGAGCCCGAGTGCGGGTGGGAGATCGACCGCTTGAAGGTTTCGATGTGCTCGCGCAGGTCGGGCGAGGCGGCCACCATCTTCCTGGCCTCGTCGAAGACCAGCCGCGCCTGCTGCTCGTTGCCGGCCGCGGAGTAGACCTCGGCGCCGATCTCCCCGTCGAAGGCCATGAGCCACAGCGCGATGCCCGCGGCGACGAGCGACTTGCCGTTCTTCTTGGGGATCCAGAAGTGCGCGCGGCGGTAGCGCCTGGTCCCGTCGGGGCGCCGCCATCCGAAGAGCCGCCGCATCCGCTCGCGCTGCCACTCCTCCAGGCGGATGTTCTGCCCGGCCCACTCGCCCTTGGAGTGCGTGAGCATCCCCTCGAAGAACGCGCACACGCGGTCGGCCTCGTTGGTGTCGAACCACCAGCCGCGCTTCTCGAGGCGGGCGTCGAGTTTCTGTTCGATCGCCGAGCCGCGGAGCCCGGGCTCGAACAGGCGGGGGTCGGTCCGCCGCCGCGGGGGGAGCTTCGCCTTCGCGCGTCGCTTGGCGGTCTTGGTCGCCACGGACTACCCCGCGCCGCGCGCCGGCCTGGGCGCCGCGGGCCCGCCCCCCGTGAACACCAGGCGGAGGAGCCGCTGCTTGTCGTCGAGCTCGGGGCTCGCGGCCGCGGCGGAGGGGGGGGTCGGCGCCGCCAGGTGGATGGCGATGCGGGAGCGCGCCGCGGCGCTGAGCCCGAAGCGGTCCTCCAGGCGGACCAGTTGCTCGAGGAGTTTGCGGAGCTCGGCCGCCTGAGGCAGTTCGAAGACGTGGTCGACGGGGGGTTTCGCGTCGCCGTCGCCCTTGCGCTTGGACCCGCGCGCCCGCTTGGTCCACGTCGTGCCGGCGGGCCCGCTCCGCCACACGAACTCCTGCAGCTCGATCCACCGCGCGAAGACCACGCAGTAGCGTCCGAACGTGAGCGCGTCGGCGGTCGTGAGCGTGCGCATCGTGCGCGCGATCGGCGCAAGCTGGTTCCAGATCTCCAGCGCGCGGCCCGTCACCCAGAACGGCGCGGCGGCGTCGCCGGTCGGCGGCACCGGCTCGTTCTCGTTGAGCTGTCGCCGGCCGGGATTCCCCGCGGCCTTCTTCAGCGCGGATGGCTTGGGCACCGGCCCTCGAAGTCCCATGCGCGACACTAGCCGTGTGCACATGACGCGAGAGCGCGCGGCCGCTACGCCAAAAGTAGCGGACGCTACGCCGGATGTAGCGTGCCCCCAGCCGGGAGCCTTATACGGCCAGGCCCCTCGGGCATGACAGAAATCCGCCCGAGATTCTTTGACACTGCTCTGCACAGTCACGCGCGGGAAGGGGTCAACCGCCGGCATATGTCCGGCATCCTGCGGATGTTGTCCGGGGTTCTGTCCGCTCGCGCGCCCCCCACCCCCCCAAAACCTGCGCGCGGGATTTTTGCGGGTGGACAACCGGTCCATTGAGGGCGCGCCAGAGATCCGCCCCCCCCTCCCCCCGCGCCCCTGACCCGTTCGGGGCCCGTGACCCGAACGCCCGTTACCCCCTCGCTCCCCGTTCGGATTCCGTGACCCCGGGCCTCGGGCGGGGAAGTATGCACGCGAGCGCCCGCCACGCCGGGCGCCCACCGAAGGAGCGCACGCATGGCATGGCCAGCCGGACCGATCGACACCACCGACCTGGATGCGGGCACGGACTCGCCCGCCACCGCGAGGACCGACCTGCTCGCGACCACGCAGGCGGTCAACGACATCGTCGCGTCGAGGGCCGCGGCAAGCGGCATCCCGTCGCTCGACGCCAACACGCGCGTGCCCCAGACGCAGTTGCCCAAGATGGCACGCGTCGTTGATGCCACCGCGGGCAGCGGCAAGACGTGGACGGTGCCGACTGGCGTGACCCGCGTGCGCGTGCGCGTGGCGGGCGCCGGTGGTGGCGGCGGGTACACCACGCCGGGCACGGGCGGCGATCACGGCGGGGGCGGGGGGGCGGGAGCGTACGCCGAGAAGGACTTCGACACCGTGCCCGGCGATGACTTCACGTACACGGTGGGCGCCAAGGGGACGGGCAAGGACATCAGTTCGGACGGTGATGGTGCCGACGGCGGCTTCAGCAGCGTGACCTCGGCCTCGACGTTCACGCCCGCCAGCTACACCGTGACCGCCGACGGTGGTCACGGCGGCCAGGGCCCGCCGAACCGTTTCGGCGGCGGCGGGGGCCAGGCGACCAACGGTGACCTCAACCTGCCTGGCGGGGCGGGGCAGTCGGGCGGCACGCGCGGCGGTGTTGGCGGTGGCAACACGCTCACCGGCGGGAGCGCGGGCTCGACGACCTACGGGGGCGGGGGTGGGTTCGGCTCAGGAGACAGCACGCCCGGGTTCGACGGCCTCGCCGGCGTGGTGATCTTCGAGTACTGGAAGCAGGCCTAGAGGCCGATCCCGATCTTGTTGGCGATGCGGCGTGCGCCCACGCCCGACACCAGGTCATCCTGCCACGCGCCGTAGTTCCCGGCCCAGGGCTTCTGGTTGACACCGGCGAGCGCCCGCACCACGTTGGAGTACCGCATCGCGCGGTACGTCGGCGTCAGCTGCAGGTCGGTCAGGCCGGTGGGATCGACGAACGGGCAGTCGGGCACGATCAGATTGCCATTCGGGTACACACTCTGGAACTCTGCCTCGGTGTTGTACGTGGCGTTCTCGCCGAACTCGTCGGCCGTGATGCCGTGGAAGATGCAGTCCTCGAGCGTCACGAGCCCGCCGCCGTTGTTGAAGGCCGCGGCGGAGTCGCCCGAGATCACCCGGTGCTTGCCCGCCCCGGCGGTGGGCGATGAGAACACGCACCCGTAGGCCCGGAAACTCGCGGTCGCGGCCGTCATGCGGGCGATCGAGAACGCGAAGGCCCCGCCGGGCCCGGCCGAGTAGTCCAGGAACGAGCAGTTCACACAGATCACCATGCTGTTGGCGCCGAGCCCGAACAGGCTCATGTCGCGCCCGGTGTTGTTGAACCGGGCGATGAACTCCCACCCGAAGAACGCGATGCAGCCGGTCAGGGAACGCAGGTCGATCATGTACCCGTTGGTGAGTTGGCCAGCACGCTGGAAGCGGAAGCGGCCCCGGCGGAAGGCCGCGCCGCACAGCACTCCCTGATCGGGCCAGTAGGTGCCGTTGTCGATCGTGAATATATCGCTGCGGGTCTGCACGACCTTGATCAGGTAGTTGGTCTCGATCTCGCGGCTGCCGTCGTCGCCCGGCGGGTAGGTGTCGGCGAGCGTGAAGTGCGTCACCGCGTCCGGAGTACCCGAGGGCGGCGAATACTCGATGATCTGCACGTCGCGGATCGTCACGTCGTTGATCGACGCCGGGCTGGACGCGTGCAGGATGATGGCGCCGACCGCGCCGCTCCGGTTGGCCAGCGTGCCGTCGTGGCAGAGGAGCGAGTGGCAGTAGAAGCGGTCGCCCTCGATGAGACACCCGGTCGCCTGGTGCGCGGTGCCCCCGGTGGTGCCCTGCGGGTCGATCGCGATGAAGATCGTGCCCTGGTTGGCGCCGATGTGGTCGTTGTTCCTGATCGTGTAGTCCTCGCACGCCCCGCCGCACGAGATGGTGTGGATGCCGGAGTCGACGAAGACGTTGTCCTCGACGGTGCATCCGATCCCGCCCTGGACGGCCACGCAGCACCCCAGCGGCGCCGCGGTCCGGGCCGCGAACTGCGAGAAGCGAAGGCCGGTGACGGAGAACCCGTCGGTGCTGGAGTCGTTGAGGGTGGTGAGCTTGCGGCCGAGCGCCGACTGCGCGGCCACGACGTACGCGAGCCCGTCGGCGACGGGGGTGGTCGGGTCCTTGCCGGCCGGGAGGCTGAACGAGAGATCGCCGGTGGCGTTGTCGTAGTGCCAGCCGCCGCGGGCGCCGCTGCTGGTGGTGGTTTCCGATCGGGCCAGCGACTCCGACGCCGCGGGCTTCAGGTGGGCCTTGCACCGGCCCACCGCGTCGGAGTTGCTCGGGTCGAAAGCGTCGAACGTCACGGTGACGAGGTTGTTGACGTGCGGCCCGGAGCCCAGGCCCAGCCCGGCGCCGATGTTGACCACCCATCCCGCGCCGGACGGGGTGTATCCCGAGGTGCCGACCGCGACGCTCCCGATCATGTGCGACGGCGCCTCGCCGTCCCACTGCCCGATCGCCTGGTTCGGCGGGCCGTCGGTCTGAACGAACAGGAATCCGTCGCTGTACGGGCCGCGGGTGCGCCCGGCCGCGCTGATCCCGTCGCCGTCGGAGGTCGCGTAGAAGATCGCGCCCCCGAGACTCTCCAGCGGCTCCGCGGGCGTGTTGGGGTTGGCGCTGCCGTCGTCGCCGGCGTCGGCCTCGTTCACATCAGCGCCGAGGATGCCGCCGGTGCCCGAGCCGTTGATGCCGCTGCGCTGGTAGTACGTCTCGGCCATCGTCCCCTCCTCAGTGCGCGAGGCCGCCCGACAGCAGCGACCAGATCGAGAGCCCGGCCCCGCCGGCGGCCGCGAGCAGGATCGTCCAGAACACCTTCTTCACGTTCTTGATGTCCGCCTCGACCGCCCCGAGCCGGTTGAACACGTTCTGCTTCACGAAGACCCTCCTGATGCGGCGCACGGAGGTCCTGGTCTGGTGTGCCTGCACCTGCGTGTCGCGGACGCGGACCAGCAGGCCGTCCTCGGGCTTCTCGTCGCAGCCGCGGATGATGACCTCGAGCGCGCCGACGCGGTCGTCGATCTTCCGCTCCAGGTCCTCGAGCTTGCGCAGGACCACGCCGAGCGTGGCGTCGGTGTCGGACATGGCCGGCGCCTCAGCCCGCGGGGTTGGGAGCGTCCGCGGCCGGCGCGGGCTTCGCCGGCGGGACGGAAAGGTCCGTGATCGACGCCGGGATCTGCACGGGCGGCGGGCGCATGAGCGCGAAGGCCATCGCCATCGACTGGTCCCACGCCGCGTGCTCGCGGGCGCGGGCCTCCTCGGCCTCCTTCTTGGCGGTGGCGCGGCCCTCCTCGTAGGAGTCGTCCGACTGCTTGCGGCCGCGGCCGGCGAGCATCGCCGCCCCGCCGCCGCCAAGGAGCAGCTGGAAGAGCCCGCTCGACGAGGCCTGCTGCAGCGCCGGGCCGAGGACGGGCACCGACTGGAGGATGGGGGAACTCGCCACGCCCTGGGCGACCCCCAGCCGCTGCTGGTACGACGCCGAGAGCGCGTCGAAGGCGGTGTCGTACGCGGCCTTGACGCCGGCGGACTCGTCGGTGTGGCGTCTGTCCATCGAGCCGAACGCCAGGTTGAGCCGTTCGACCTCGGCCTTGCCCGCGGCGCCGATCCGCTCCATCTGGTCGTCGAACTCCTGGCGGGCCGCGTCGGCCTCGGCCTGGGCGTCGCGGTTGGTCTTCGAGGCGGCGCGGAGGCGTGCCTTGTACGCGGCGTTGGCGTCGATCACTTTGGTCTCGAACTCCGCCCGCGACTTGGCCTGGTCCTGGCGGAGCGCCGACTCCTCGGCCGCCTGCTCGCGCTTGACGCGGGCCTCCTCCCCCTGTCGCTCGGCGACCAGCTCGGCGGCCGTCGCGGGCCTGCCGGTGAGCGGGCTGGGGTATTTGGGCTCGAAATAACTGCACGCCGCCAGGAGCAGCGCGGCGGCGATCGCCGCGCACGCCGTCATCGTCCGGATGTTCATCGCCAGCACCGCTCCTCGGTCCGCCGCGGCGATCCTACCCGTCCATGCCCGGCGGGGGCGTGCGGGGATCGCGGAACTCCCAGCCGGCTTTTTCGAGCGTCGCCACCGACGCGGCGATCGCGACCCGAGCGACGTGCTCCCACACGTCGCGGACTTCGGCGGACTCGCGCGCGAAATCCGCGAACGCGTCGACCTCGTCGGCGCCGGTGGTGTCGGCCTTCCACGCCGCGTAGAGCCGCGGCGCGATCACGACCACCGTCCCGGGTGGAACGCGGAACGCTCCGGGGCGCGGGGGCTCGGAGGGGGGCGTGGCCTGGGGAGTGCTCATGCGGCGTTCTCCGCCGGCGGGGGCGGATCGCCGATCCCGGGCTCGACGTCCTGGTTGCCCGCGGGCCGGGCTCGCAACGAGTCGGAGATCCCGCGCCTGTGCTTGGGGTCCAGCTGCTCGCACGCGCGCAGCCTGGTGAGGGCCCCGAGCGAGTGCTCCACGGCGGCCGCGTCGGGGTGCCGGGCCACGCGCAGGACCTCGGCGTGACACCTGGACCGCACGTACCGGAGCACGTGGAGCAGGGCGCCCAGCGGCGGGGCCTCGCGCGAATAGAGATCGGCGATCGCCGCGACCCACACGTGGTCAACCTGCTCGAAGGTGAGACCGTCGAGCCACGCCGGCAGCTCGCCCCAGTCGAGCGGGAGGTTCTGCATGAGGACCTCGGGCCGCTCGCTGGCGATCCTTTGCGGCGTGGTCTTCTTGTCGCGGCCGGTCAACGTGCGCCCGCTCTCTCTGCCTTCTGCGCCATGAACGCGTCGCGCTGGTGCGGGGCGATGTAGGGGACGCCCGCGAGCTTGAAGCATTCCGCCTCCTCGAACACGTCGACGATCTCCCCGAGGCGGTCGAGCAGGTGATCGTCGCGCGAGCCCCGGAACTTGGGATCGCCGGTGGGGATGCCGCGGGCGACCTTCCACTGCCCGAGGAACCAGCGCCCGAAGTCCATCGGCCCGGTGCGCTCCAGGAGCAGCCACCCCCGGTTGCGGGGCGTGTACCGGAAGATCTGCACGCCGACCTCGCGTGTTTCGTCCAGGCTGACCAGGAGCGACGCCGCGAGAAACCCCGGCTTGAGCCCCCTGAGCGGACGACCGAGGGCCGGGACGCCCCCGAATAGTCCACCCTCGGCCTTCTGCCCCATCGTCGCCTCGATGCGCGAGAACTCGACGTCCTCGCCGGGCTCGCGGCAGGGCATCACCAGCTCGAGGTCGCCGACCCAGTCGCGCCGCCGGCGGACCGATCCCACGACGATCGACTCGGCGCCCAGCGACCAGGCGGCGTAGAGCCGGTGGGCCAGGGCGTCGGCGTGCTCGAGCGGGATGCGGGCGCCGGCGCTCATAGCGGACCCCCGTCCTCATCGCCGCCGATCTCTCTGCGGAGACCTCCGAACGCCATGATCGCCGAGTGCACCCGGTTCAGCGTCACCGTCACTGCGCGAGTCTGCGGCCGATCCATCGCCTCATCGACGTCGCCTGCCGCGGGCAGCGTGGCCATCTCGCGCATCGCAACCGCCGCATCCGTCGCCGCCCTGGCGAGTCGTTCGAGGACACGCTGCGCCGCGAGCACCTGCGGAAGAGCGGTCGGCGGTGGGGGTTCTTCGACCCGCGCAACGACGTCGTTGCGGTCGAAGCGGTCCGCCGTCTCGCGGAGGAGCGCGGCCATCGTCCCGCGATCGCAGTTGCTCACGTACTGCGAGATCCCGGGCCCGCTCGCTTCCTCCATCGCGAGCACGACGAACAGCGTGCCCTTGGGGAGCGTCCACTTGACCCGCTCGGCCACGGTGCGGAAGAGCTTCTTGAGCTCCGGCTCGGTCATGTCGCGAAGCGCCTTCACCGGCGCACCTCGTCCTCGTCGGTGATGAGCCGCCATTCCGGGCAATGCCGGCAGAGCATGAGGGCGGTGTCGAGCGGCGCGCCCGGGTGGTTGGGGTCGGCCTCGCCGAGCGACCCCCGCACGAAGTGGTGCCCGCTCGGATCGTCGGCGCACTCGGAGCACGTGATGGGGCAGGCCCGCGGCGGCGCCGCCGCCGGTTCGGGCACGCGCATGAGCCACTCGGCCTCGGACGCCGGGATCCCGTAGTCGGCCAGCAGGTCCAGCGGGATCACCGGCACCACCCCGCGGCGGCCGGGGCGCGAGAGCTCGCGGCTGACGCCGCCGACCCACTCGGCGAACTCGCGGATCTCGGCCGCGACGCCGTCGCGGTTCCACCGCACCCGCGGCACCGCGTGGTGGAAGAGCATGAAGAGCGTCTTGCCCCGCTCCTTCACCGGCGCGTAGGTGCCGAGCCTGGGGTTGAACTTGTCGCGGTAGTGGTCCTCGGTGGTGACGGCGTCGAACGAGTGATTCCACGGCGCCTCGAACATCCAGCATGGCTCGATGATCGTGCGCTTGCAGGGCGGGGCCCTGAGGACGCTCGAGTCCCAGGCGATCCCGCCGCGGCAGTGGTCGTGGAGCGTCCGCGCCTGCCCGTTCTCGATGCGCGGCTTCACGCCCGGCGGGGGGAGCATGTAGGGGATGATCTTGAACCCCTTCACCGTGCCGGCGACCTCGCGGAGGATCTCGACGCGCTCGTTCCAGAAGACGTTCTCGTCGCTGGTCTGGAACCGCGCGGGGAAGCGGATCCAGAGAGAGTCCTCGGGCCGGAGCCCGGCCTTGGGCGCGTACTCGTGGAGCAGCCAGGTCCACGCGGTGCGGGCGCTGTGGAACGCCGCCATCGGTGCGCCGATCTGGGACTGCGCTGGATCAACGATCGTGTGAATCACCGGGAGTCTCCTGTAGCGGCGTGCAGGGGCCAGAACGGGTCCGCGACGCCGAGTTCATGGAACGCGGCGCGCACCGCACTCTCGTAGCCCTTGCCCGCCGGCAGGCAAAGGTGCCGGAGCGTGCCGCGGCAGATCGACCGCGAGCACCGCAGGCAGAACGGCGCGTTCGCCGGCTTGCCCCCGCCGCACGCGGGGCAGACGACCGAGGCCTTCGACGCGGCGAGGGTTTCTCGGTCGAGGGTCATCGCACGCTCTCCGGGAAGAGCCACGCGGCCGCGGCGATCGTCGTCCTGCGCGGGTACGTGGCCAGGCCCAGCGTGCGCAGGCGGCCGCGGAGGTTGTCGAAGGTGCCGCTGGTGGCGGCGTAGCCGGCGAGCTCGGCGGCCGATGACACCGCGAGCGGTTCGCCCCCGTGCGCGACCAGCACGTCGAAGAGCTTGCGCTCCGGGCCCGAGAGCGGCTCGCGGATCCGCGCGTGCATCTCGGCCAGGCCCGGGGCGCCCCCGCGTTCGACGACGCCCGTCCCCGCCGGCGTGAGCATGAGAAGCCCCGGCTCCGGGTAGTCGATCAGGCCCAGCGAGCGGCACGCCCCGCGGAGGTTGTCGAAGGTGCCGCTGGTCGGCGCGTAGCCGGCGAAGAGCCCCGCCTGCGCCACGCTGGGGCGATCGACGCCCATGTCGTTCCACGCGGCGATCGAGTCGAGCAGCCGCCGCTGCGGGCCCGTGAGCGCGTCCCGGGCCGCGCGGTCCGTCGCCGCGGCCCGGGGCCGGGGCTCGCGGAATGGCCTCGGCGCCGGCGGCGCGGGGCGGTGTGCCGCGACGTGCCCGTTCAACGGGGCCGCGGGCTCGAGGTACGCGGCATCATGGACGGCGCGGAGTTCGACCGCCAGGGAACCGATCTGCGCAAGGGCGGCTTCCAGACCCGACCGGACCGAGTTCACGGTCGCCGCGGGGATGGTCAGGGCGGCGCGCACCGGTTCGAGCGCCCGCGCCGAGGCCTCCGCGATCCTGGCCTCCACGCCGGCGGCCGGGGCCGCCGGCGCGGCGTTCGCCGCGGCGTTGACCCTGGCCTGCAGCTCGGCGACGCGCTTCTTGAGGAGCGTGACATCGTTCTCCTCGGCGTGGCGGACCGCCTCGGCCATCGCGTCGCGCACGGCCGAGAGGTCCACGTCGGCGAGTTTCCTCGGGGCCTCGATCGCTTCTCCGTCGTCGGGAGTGCGCGAACTGTCGAAGGTCGCGTTCCTTGGGAAGGTCTTCTGCTCCAGCATCCCAAGTTCGGGCGCCCACACCCATCCCTCGCCGAGCTTGAGTCCCGACAGGCTGCCGAGGAGCCGCCCCGCCAGCGCCTCGTCGGCCTGCCCCTTGACCCACGCCTCGACGGCCTTGCGGTCCTGGCTCGCCGGCAGGCGCATGGCGACCAGCGTGTTGGCCTGGGTCAGGACGTTCTTGTTCAGCACCGCGGGGCGCTGCGTGATCATGAGGACGCGGAACCCCTTGATGCGGCCGCGTCGGACGATTCGGTCGATGGCCCCGAGCATGCGCTCGGTGCCCGGGGGCCCGGCCTGGGGCGCGAACTCGTCGGCCTCGTCGATGACCAGGTGCAGGGGCCCGCGGTTGACGCGGAAGAGCGTCTCGGCAAATCGCTCGACGAAGCGGTGCCGCTCGCCCAGCGTCGTCCCGGAAAGGTCCACGACCGCCGGCACGTTGCCGGATCCGACCAAGTCGGCGACCGCGTGGCCGGCGTGCTCGGTGATCGCCACGTGCGCGTGGTCGCCGCCGAACACGGTGACGGGGAACCCCTCGCCCCTCCCGTCGGCGGTCGAGAGCAGGCCCCACCAGGCGCCGGTGGGGTCGAGGATGACCACGCGGCGGCCCAGCGCCAGCAGGTGCTCGACGAGGCCCTTGGCCGCGTAGGTCTTCCCCGAGCCCGTGCGCCCGATCACGGCG